ATGGCCGAAACAAAAGCAGACGAACCAAAAAAGAAAAATCCTCTGCAAAAACTAAAGGAGGGCTTGGATGATAAGGAGGAACAACTGCAAGTCTTGTCTACATTTGTACGTTTGGGAGTTGTGGTTTGGAGTGGATTTATTTTGACTTTAAATTACGTTACGATCCCTGGTCTAGGTGAACAAGAACGTATAGATCCAACCTTCATAGCTAGCGTGTTTACTGGCGCATTAGCCAGTTTTGGCTTGGAGACAGCAAAAAAGAGAGGTGATGGAACGTATAAAGCTGATGAAGAAAAGAAAAAAACAGAAGCGGCAGGAGGGTTTGCTAATGGTGTTCCTTATACCATTGTAAGAATTGAGACTCCAGTAAAATTAGTACCAGATAAACCACGCATTGATCCTATTTCTGGTAAGGAAGTAGATCCACAAACAGGCAAGCTTACATGAAACACTTCCTTTTCCTATTGCTATTAGCAGCTCCAGCCAGTGCTGATATAGCAATCAAGCATACTCAATCAGCAAGCTTAAAAGTTGATGGAGCAGCAGTACAGGCCATTAGAGTTCCATCTACTTACGCTGTCTCTGGTAACAACATGAAAGTTACTACAGGAGAACACTTTGGAAAGTTAACAGCAGGTTCCTCTTCAGCAGCAGCAACACTTGATGTTGGTGTTATGGAAGTCAATACAGTTGGATCTGCCTTTTCATACGAAGAAAGCTGGCTCCAAGGAGACGCTATACCAGCTATCGGAAGTGGTGTGGATGTATCAGCAGGTGTTGTAGCTGATATGCCAGCCTTCGGTAACACAGTTGTCACCTCTGGAGGTGTAGCTGGAAACCTTGCTGGCACGGTCACAAGTGCTGGAGTCGTTACCATCACTGCTGGAGGAGCAGGTACAACAGCTACAGGTCAATCAAGTTCAGAAATAACTGTTAAATAGTGCATAAAATATATAAGTTATTACTGCTTATATCCTTTACAGGGACTAGCGTTTCTGCTGTTCCCGTTGTCCCTACATTTTCTACGGGAACTCTAAACAGCAGACAAGAAACTAAGACTGTAGTAGCTGAAACTATAACATCAGTTGATTATCGAAGTGGGTATGAATATGTGGTTTCTGGTCACAATATCGAACCAATAAATACTAATACTATTTCACCTAAAGCTGTACTAAATACACCTCAAACAGTTGACAACATCACTTTTACATGGACATCCGTAGATGTAACACCAGCAAACAAACCCGACTGGGGAATCAAAACTGCTGGCAACGCTTTTTCATTCACAGAGACCCTATCCAATCCAGGTCTGTCAAATGTAACAACAATAAACCGAACCACAACAACAGAATCTGTAGTGGAATCGGTATCTGTCTTTACTCAATAACATTTAGTCAGCCAGTATTTGCAAACGCTACGACTATAGCCTCTCCAAGCGCAACATCCCAAGGTTCAGTTATTAATCAAGGTATACAGGTGCAGTCGGGCAGTTTTATGTTTCAAGAAGTAGGTGATGGAATCCGTTGCAGTGGAACGACTTTAACCATTAATCCCTTTATTTCAAAAGTTAATACTTGGAAAGATCCATTTGAGCCAACCTACCTTGAGAATGTGTACGACGACAGTACAGATGATGCTGGTAATTTATTAAATCCTGGTGGAGTTTTATATACAAAACCAATTAGAACTGGGCAAGCTAAAAATAACTTAAGTTTTAACTATGGCATAACAGCAACCGTGGCAGTACCACTAGATAGACGCATGACAAATAACTGCGTAGCTGCGATGAATACACGTATTAAATATTTAGAACAAGCGTATAAAGCTAAGAAGCTAGATTACTCTCTTGGACGTTTAAAGGTATGTGCAGAGCAATTGAAACTTGGGGTAGTTTATGCAAAAGATAGCCCTAGTTATGTTGTCTGTGAAGATGTAAGGCTTGTAAATCCTCCCAATACATTGCCAGATCATAAACATTCTATTTCCGAGACTCTTTCTGCTCCTTTCTCCTTTCAGCGAGGGACTTTACAGGAGGCTTCTTCCCCCGAATAGCTAACAGCTTCTTAGTAATCTTCTTAGAAAATGATTTTACTTGTCCTTTTAGTTGTTTCTGGACAAACTTAGCAATCGGTTGACCAATAACAGTTACACCAACAACTGATGTGATAGCAATAGCAGATGTATTAACAAGGACAGTAGGCTGTGGAGCGTAATTACCTGCAATTTCTAGTGGGTTCAAGCCTTCCCATACTGTTTCACATTTACCTGTAAGTTCATCTCTTTTCCAACCTTTAATCCTTGCAAGTCCTCCTTTACCTAACGAACCAACAGGAGTTTTAGCAAGTGTGTCTAAGGCAGGACAAGGAAGTATATCTGCAATAAACTCTCCATCAATATCTGGAACTTTAAAATCTTGTTGCCCTACATTGGTATCTCCCTGCTCGTCATTTTTGCCATTCTCTTCTTTCACTTTCTTTCTCTTGTTCCCTTTTAACTTTGGAATAGGTGGGACTAATTCTGGCTCGTCTGCTTTTACAGGCCCAACAGCAGATAGTCCGTCCCAATCAACAGCCATACTCTCAAGTGTTGGTACATTTCCATCGCAGACATAGAAATTTCCAGCAGGATCTGAAGTAACTAGATTCTTATTTTTTAACGTCCTAGCCCTTACACAGCCAGGCATTTGAATAACTGGGAAGCCTATGTTATTAGGTAATACAGCTTTAGGTGTAGGAATTATTGTTGTATCTATCGAAGCTTCAGGTATCTCCCTGATTCCAATTTCTTTTATTTCCATACAACAAAGCCCTGCATTGACCAATCAGAGAACGTATCTCTTTCAAGGTTTACAGGGTTCTGAAGTGACCGATATTCAGTCAAACCGTCCAACCGCTTAGGTTTAGGAGTGTCTAACTGGTGTGAGAGAATCGCATCTACCGACTTGGCTCTATTCCCGCAGGAGGTCGAATCATCGGAGTAAAAATATATTAGCAGTCGTTCCATTGACCAGCAAGATCACTTGCAACATTTCCTACTTGTTTTCTAGCTTGTCCAAAGAATATTCCTGCCAATACTGGCCCTACTATGGGAACGCTTGCTATGGCTGGTGTCACTTGAACCGATCCAGCATCAGCAATCATCTGTCCATTACTTCTACCTTGGGCTTGTTTTTCAATACATTCAATCTGTTTTGCCGTTAATTTACCGTCTGAGCCTTGCGGATATGTAATGAACTGAGCAACAGATTCTTTATGCGTATGTCTAGTCTTTACGCCACCATTAAAGGTAGGAGCTTCGCTAGTTTCATATTGAAGCATTGTTTTTGGATCGTGTTGACGGCTGGCAAAACTCCATTCTTCTGCACCATCAGCACCTTTCTCACTTCTGATTTGAAGACTGCTGTAAGGAGTATTAGAAAGTTTGGCTATATCAGGTATGCCAGAATCTTTACGAGCCAAAAGGTTAAGGCTCATAAAGTTAGTAGCAATCAAACCACCGCCCAGAACAAGAGAAGTCAGGCCGTTAAATGACTTAAATTGAATCATTTAAAAGGAAGCACAGATCCTGTTGATGATGGAACGCTTGGGATTGATGGCATAGCTCCTTTAACAAGGGAAGGCAATTGCTTTTGCACTTCAGTCATTATGGATTCTGTAATCTTGCCACGCTGAAAATAAGCAAACGTACCACCACCTACTGCCACTACAAGAGCAGCAGTATTTATGTAGGTGAGGATTTTAAGCATTACCAATGCCAGCTTCTTTATTAATATCCGCTAAAAGAATTGCATTTATTTCCTCAACTCTTTTGTTTAAAGGGTCAAGGCTGGCTTGGGTTTTAACAGGTAAATCTCCTAACAATTCTTTGACTTGTTGATTGTAATTATCAACAATTTCTTTTTGTTGCTTGCCTAGATTTTCTTTTTCTTGTGCAAGAGCAATACGATCAGCCATAAAAATAATACATTGCTATCAAATTATATAACAACTGTCTATAGCTGACCTTATCGGCTATTACTAACAACAACACTTTACTTAACAAGTAAAGATGTTGCTGAAAGTGCTATTCCTGCTGTTACGTCTGTTGAGGCAGGTGACGTTCCTAAAGTTCCATTTAGCTGAACATAATATCTTTTACCAGTAGATAACCCTGAAGACGTTGCTGTATTTCCTACTGTTTTAGCCGTCACACTATTTCCATCACTTACTGTTGCAGTTGCAAGTCCTACATAAGTAAGAAGATTATTTCCGGGGCCACCAGGATTCATAACTCTTGCGTATCCGTTTTGTCCGTAATCTGCATACGTCAATAAAGTAGATCTATCGTTATCTCCCGTCATAGCAAGAGTTGGGAATTTCATTACATTACTAGAGTTAACAACCTGTTCTTGAGTGCTAAAAGAAAGAGTATTGTTTGTCGAATCAACATCTATTCTATAACCCATAGGATTACCACTGCTACCATTATATTTTGAGACAACAGCAAGAGGGTACAGTTTATCTGGATGATTTGCTGATACAAGTTTAGAAGTTTGATTACTGCTACCTACTGTTCCTACTTGATCTATTGGCCCATAGTACAAAGTTGATCTTGTATAACTACTACTACCAGAAACCTTAATGATCATCCAAACTTCACGCCATGATTTACTTACACCAGTCCAATAACTATCGTCACTAACCTGCACTCCAACAATAAATTGCCCACCAGCTACATAATGAACTTGGTTAATACCGTTGTCAACACTAACTCTGTATATATTATTAGAAGAGTTTGTGACATAATATTCACTGTTTACTGATACTTGATGATTTGATTGAATTTCAAAGGTTCTCATATACCATTTCCTATCGCTGGTTCTAGCTATTGCTGCAACTCCTTTCTTTAAATCTGTAGGGTCAAGATCAAATCCTGCTGGAGATTTTGAACTTTCAGCCCAGAATTGACCACCTTGAACAGTACCTAAAGTATCTCCATCAATATTAAATGTCATATAGTAACTTGTGTTTTGAGAGTTTCTTTGATAAATAGTTAAATAATGTTTATCACCATAATATTTAATTGGAGCAGGCTGAGTTCCTGGGCCTTGAGTATATGCATTGTTATTTCCAAAGTTATGTTCACTTACTACATTGCTAAAACTTTCACTTCCTGCTGATCCTGTGAAATTAACAAGAGTAGCCCTCCTTTGATTGCTGCCTTTCATAAAAACACATAAAACACGTCCTTCAGCTTCGTGGTCAAAAACAACTTGAGGATTTGAACAGCTATTACTATTTACTGTGTAAATACTACTTTTAGTAATTGTTGAACCACTAACAGTGATGATTTGTAATTGGACATATTTATTACCTACATCATCTGTATAAACAACCGCAAATCTACCTGTTTTATGAGGATCGTGAGCACAAGCAGTATATTCACGTTTTTCAGTACCAATGGTAAGTGTAGATCCCATTGTCCAATCAGCGTCAAAAGTAACTTCTCCACATTTTTTTAATTTACCGTTAGACATCATGCTTACAGGATCGTTAGCGGTAATAGCACCATCGGCTGTAGCAGTAAGCGTACCTGTTATCCCAGTAGCAGGAAGATTGGTTAGGTTTGAACCATCACCGTGGAACGTAGTTGCATAGACATTGGCTACTCTATTAGAAGTATCTCCTATGTTATAAGCATTATCATTATCAGGCTCGAAGTGACCCGAACTGTCTATACGCCATCTATTTGAACCAGCATTAGATCTAAAGTAAATACCATTAGTACCACCTTGCAGATAAAGCCAATTTGAGTGGCCTTGTATTTTTGTAGCCTCTCCAGTCCAGCTTCCATGCCCAAATCGAATATCACTACCAGCAGCAACACTTACCGCACCAGCACCACCGTTAAAGGTGATGTCACCGTCTGCTTGGTCAGCATTATCGGAACTTAATAAGTTGCCAGCATGAAAGCCATCCAACGTATCGGCATCTAATCCACTGCCAGAACCATCATTTCCAGCGTGCCATACGGTGTAATAGTTAGAACCGTCTGGGCTGAAATCAATTGCATCTTTAATTCTTAGATAAGAATCATCTTCAGTATTGCTTAGTGTCAAATAACCATTTGGATCCCATCCTATCCAAGCTTTGTTAGTAGTATTTTCTTGAAATCTAATATATGGGTTATTAACTCCAGAAAAGATCATTTTCTGAGCAGTAGAACCATCAAAGTTATAAGTAGCCCCACTTAAACTATCTGAAGCATCAGATCTTACAAAGCTTCCGCTATCAATAGAATCAAGAGTTGTTGCGTTGACGTTGGTTAAACTTGCACCTGATCCGCTAAATGTCCCTGCTGTTAATACATTTGTAGATGGATTATATGAAATCCCTGAATCCACTCCTAAAGTCTTTGCTGATCCATCGTTATCAGTAAAGATTGGATAATATGTAGCATTAGTACCAATTGCTGAAACATCTACCGTGTCAGCACTAGCAGCATTACCAGTTGTGTTTTGATTAAGTGTTGGGACTCTTGCTGCTGCAATCGTTCCAGAAGCAATATTTGATGCGTTTAATGCAGTTAAAGTTGAACCATCTCCAATAAATGTCTTGCCACTAGCAACTTGAATATGCTCTGAAGATGTCCAAGCATCTGTTGAATTAACCCAGTTCCATGTTTTATTTGTAGCTCCAAGTAAAGTTAAACCTCCTCCGTCTGCCGTAGCATCACTGGGACTTGATACTTTTCCAATTTCAATATTTTTATCTTCTACCTGAAGTGTGGTTGTGTCAATGGTGGTCGTTGTGCCGTTAACAGTAAGGTCGCCTGTTATTACTGCGTTACCCCCAATAGTTGCGTTATTTGTAACCGCTAAACTTGCAAGCGTTCCAACAGAGGTCAAACTTGATGCTGTTACTCCGCTAGCAAGAGTGTTTCCAGAAAGAGTTCCAGCAGCAGCCGTTACTGTTATTGCTGCTGTACCGTCAAAATCAACTCC